GTGATACACGGGTTGTTGTTAGTCCTACCCCAGTTCATGAATCTGATTGTATCAAAGGCGTCTAAGCTTCTTAGGAAGTTGGGGTGGAATATCCTACTTGAATTATCAAAGCCAGGAAGGTATACCCTTATGTTTTCAATAGGCTGGACGATGTCTGTAATTCTGATCGTAAAAAGCCCATCGCTCGGCACTTGTAGATTAATTTTAATGTGACCTTGTGACTGTTCGAGAATCGTTAAAGATCCATTACCTCCTGCTCTAGGCTCAACGGTACCAACACCATCGTATCGTATGTTATAGATGCCGTCAGGGTGGTTGGGAGAGCCATCCGCGAATATGATGGACTCTATCCATTGATTAGATTGAAGGCTCTGAGGCCATCCTAGCTCGTCTGTATTAACTGCTGGGCCTGTGCCCCATGAGAAAGGGCTGGCTTGATGACTAATCCATTCACGAGAGCTTTTGAAAGCATCTACAAAGGGTGTTTGTTGGTGCCAATCAGTAACTGTTTCTAAGTTGACACCAACAGGTCCTTGAGGGGCGAGAGCGAGCAGGAGTGAAAGTAGCATACCTCTATATAGGCATGGCTACTTTCTTATTCTTCTACCTTGCTTGTCGAATTTGAGCACGCCCATATCCTTCATCAATTGAATGTTGGCTGCTCTGGTCTTCTTACCCATCGCTTTCTTCTTAGCAGCGATCTTAGACTCCTGACCTCTGACACCCATTTTGTTGACATCCTTTTTGGACATGGGCTTCTCACTAGTACCCTTCTTAAAGTTTTCTTTACCGCCCTTTACATCACTCTTGGCGGGGACTTGACGAGTCGGAGCACTTGGACCCTCTGCACCCTTGGCGGGTTGAATTCTCTCTCTACGGAACTTGCCTCCACTTCTACCTAATGTGTCTCTGCGAGCAGGACTTGCTTTCTTGCTCACGGGCTTTGGATCTTTCTTAGCTTTTTCCTTCTTATATGCGTCAGGATCGCCACCCGCTTGCTGAATAGACGAAGGCGTGGTTTTCATCCTAGGATCTTCGCCCTCTTTGACGCAGTTAGGAACCATCTTGTTACCCTTCTTCTTTAAACCTTTTTGAGTCCAACCGACCCAGCACTTCTCAGCGAGATTTAATCGCGCCTCTCCCACTGCACCGCCTGTCGCTTGACTCATAGCTCGTTGTCCTGCTGTTCTTCTGTCCCTTTCATCTTTATCCCTTCTAGCTTTTTCAGCGGCCTCCTTGGCTAGTGTATCTTTAAGGGCTTTTTGATCAGCATTTCTTTTGGCAAGCTTTTCTTGGGCGGCGAATGCTTTTGCTCTAAAATCTCTTTTAGCTTTTAAGTCTTGTCGTCTGGCATGTTTAGCCATACCTCCCGTTAAGCCATCTAAAAATCCTTGTTTTACATCTCTAGCCCCTTGTTTAACGTTGGACTTAACTTTTTGAATTTTATCTTTAATCATCTTTCCGAAAGCTTCAGAGATATAATTCAGATTGTTGGGGTTAACATCAGTAGAGCAGTTCCACTTACGCAGAGCCTTGTTAATACGGCTGTCAGGATCTCTCGCAGTTTTAGCGGAGGTCAGGCGCTTCTTCATGCCACCCATACGAGCGCAGAAAGATTTGCGGCGACTAGCGGATTTACTACCTTTCTTAAGCTTGGAGGGCTTTGTAGTTACAGCGGTTTTGAGCTTGGACCCAGGGTTAGCAGCCCTGTAGCGTTTTACGCCTTTGGCCGTGAGACCACCGGCTTTAGATTTGTCTCCACTTTTGACGGAGAACTTCTTAGGCATGGTGCCTTTTTCTAACAATGCTTCCTTAAACCTACCTGTCATGGCTATAATGCTCCTATCCTATTTACCCGAAGAACTGACTTCATGGACGATAAAATTATAGACTTCCTTCAGGATGGAAAAAGCAGCGTAGCCCTTGTGGACCGCATGGTTGCCAATTCATCGTTGAAGACTGTCAATGCTGCACGATGCTCTTACGATAATGAGAAGAGCGAGTTTGATAAGAAAGACCAGAAACTAACTAAGTTTCTTTGGTCACATGAGCACACTTCTCCCTTCCGTCATTCCTACTATACGTTTCAAGTGAAGCTGCCGATTTTTGTGGCTCGGCAGTTGATGAAATATCAAGTTGGTTCAGGGTTTAGGTCAGTAGAGGCTGACGGAAGGGAGATCTTTATTGAAGAGTTTGACCACTTGTACGATATCGACAAGGGTTGCTCCTGGAATGAGGTGAGTGGTCGATACACTCAAACCTCGGAGGATTACTATATTCCGAAAGAGCTTAGATCCAATCCTCCTCACGGTAACAAACAATCCTCAGGCAAGTATTACAATCCCGTAGATGAATACACCATGGGTTATTTGTACCCTGGTGAGGTGTTTGAATATATGGAGGATCTTTGCTCTAAGTCCTTATACGTATATAGGCGTATGGTCAATAATGGCGTCGCAAAGGAGCAGGCTCGTGGGATTTTGCCTCAGGCCATGTATACCAAGGCTTACTGGACCCTCAGCCTTCAGAGCGTGATTTGGTTCCTCCATCAGCGTTTGAAGCCCGACGCTCAGTATGAGATCCGTATGCTGGCTGAAGGCATCTACGATCTCATGAAGGATGACCTTGATGAATTAGGCATCACTAAGGAGAGTCTGTGAAAAAGTGTCTTATTATTGGGGACACGCACTACGATACCAAGTGCGAGGGCTACTTAGAAAATCAGATTGAATCAACGATTAAGATTGTTGAACAGCACAAGCCTACTCACATTGTTTTTCTTGGTGACATTTATCACCACAGGAAGCCATCGCCTGAGGTTGTAGTTGCTGTTCATAAGATGTTTCAGAAACTGGCATTAAGTCCAGGGTTGAAACTAATGTATGTGCTCAGAGGAAACCACGATTCGCAGAATAGGAACGATGACGGGTTGACTGCGCTGGAAACACTATCGTACCCAGGGGCGAAAGTGCGGCTTGTCCAGCAAACCCATACTGATATTGATCTTAAATTCTTACTAATCCCTCACTATGAGGATGAGAGTAGAATTAAGGAGCACCTACTTCAGGTGCCAGATGATAATTACATCGCTTTTGGGCACTTCAGTTATTGCCCTGATCATTTAGGTATTCGTGGGTTTGATTCTGACCTTAAGTTGAAAGACTTCCACTGCCGCACAGTCCTCGGACACATTCACAAGTATCTTGAGGATGAGCATGTCACCATCCTAGGGACTCCTTGGACAACCAACTTTGGGGAGGCTGACAATGAGAACTATGTTGGAATCTTAGAGGAAACTCCTAACGGCTGGGGTCCCCTTAATAAATTTAAAGTAGGATTCGGGCCACGATTCTACGAGGCTCCTTACGATGCCTTAGAGGCAATGGAGGGGGAGATCTCAGATCCGAACTACTTTACTCTTCTGCGGGTCACTATCGATAAGTTTGCAGATGATCCCCCTTCTCTTCTTCGGGCCGACATATCTAATAAATTTAAAGTGGCTCATGTGGATCTGAGGTTTCAGCCAGTTTACGACGATACTTTAAATGAAAGGTTGTCGGGCTATGATCCTAACGTTCCCCTTACTGTGATTGACACAGATATCATCGGTAAGTATATCGAAGAGCAATGCTCCACGATACCTAAGGACAGACTAGAGGCAGGTTTAAACCTTATTAAAGATTATGCAGATCAAGAAGATCACGGCTAAGAACTTTTATTCATTCAAACATTTAGACCTAAACTTTTCCGACTTCGATGGCATCACTAGAATCCTCGGTCGGAACAAGGATAGTGGTGGGTCTAATGGTGCTGGTAAGAGCGCCTTGTTTGAGGCTGTCACCTGGGGCATCTACGGAAGCACGATTCGCAAGTCTACCGAAGCGGCTCTAGTTAACTCTCAGACCGGCAAGGATTGCTCTGTATGCGTTGAAATCGAGAAGAAGGGTATTGGGACCATCGTAATTACGAGGTCTAAGAGGCCCACTGGTTTGGACGTAGAAGTTAACGGAACCTTAATAAACAAGGCTAACGCGACTCAGACTCAGGATGCGTTGGAGGATTTGCTTGAGAGTGACTACAAGTCCTTCCTTGCATCTGTAGTATTTGGTCAGCATTCCACGTTCACCTTCCTGGACTCAACTCCAGAGGATAAGCGTAAGATCATCAAGAATTGTTTTAACCTTGATGATATCTTTTCAAAGCGTGCCTCTGTTAAGCAACTGAAGTCTTCGTATCAGGGTGAGTTGAAAGTGATCGGAACCCTGATAGCTAACCTTATCAATGAGAAAGATAAGTTGCAGGCTGAGGTTCCCGACGAGAAATATAAGTTGATGAAGTTGCCTAGTCTGGAGAAAATCTTAAAAGATGAATCCAAAATTGCTGAAAATGAGAAACACATAAGGGAGTATCAACGAGCAGTAAAGAAGGAACGTGACCGTCTTCGTAGAATTAACGATTCAATTAAGGAAGGAATCTATGAGGAAGAGAAAGAGTGTCATGTCTGCAAAAGCAAATACACCAAGTCTCAGACCAAGCAAGATGTCATCAGCCTTGGTGGAGACGCAGACGAGCTTGCTCTACAGATCAAAGAAAAAGAGATCTTGATCAAAGATCTTAGGGACATCAATGAGACATCAGTTCCTGAGATTTCTTCGTCTGAGTGGGCCAAATACAATAAGAAAAATAAACAGATTGAGAATGCTCAAAGTAGCATACATAGACTATCCCAAGTATCAGCACAGTTAGAGGAATACGAAGCCAAAAGGCTGGAGCTTGATTCTTTACTTGAGGTTATGAAGTTCTGGGAGATTGCTTTCTCAGAAAAGGGACTTATTCGTTACATCATTAGGAACATTTTGGATTACTTCAACTTAAGATCTAACGAATATGCTTCAATCCTTACTGGTGGACAGTTCTCCTTGGAGTTCAACGACGAGTTGTCCGAAACCATTCGTAACAACAATGTAGAGACTAAGTATATTTCTTTATCTGGAGGTGAGAAACGTAAGGTCAACTTAGCTATAATGTTGGCTCTTCAAGATCTTGGCTCAAAGATTTCGAGAACCGATTGCAACCTCTTGTTCTTCGACGAGGTTTGTGATAACATCGACAATCCTGGTATCTTGGCCGTCAATAACCTTCTTCGCACTCTAGAATCCCAGAATCCTGAGAAGAAGGTTTTAGTGATTACACACAACAATTATTTACAGGAACTTCTGGGAGATACGAACGCGATTACAGTTAGAAAACACAAAGGTATTAGTAAGGTCAATCATGGCGATTAAGCAATTGGATAGTTTGGGTCAAGATATTTTTATGCAGCGTTACGCTTACCCTGGCGAAACGAAGTACTCTGAAAGATGCAAGGCGATGGCGAAGCACATCGCATCTGTTGAGAGTGACGAAGAAATTGAAAAGTATGAGAAGAAGTTTTACGATGCTCTAAGCACGGGTGATCTCGTCCCTGGTGGTCGAATCATTTATGGTGCTGGCCGTAGCCAACAGAACCTTCTCAACTGCTATGCTATTGAGCCTGAAGATAGTGTTGAATCTATTGGTAAAACCATTCAAGATATGTACCGCATTTCCTGTGGGGGTGGTGGCATTGGGTTTAACTTTTCCAAGATTCGTCCAAAGGGCGATGACATTGGTAATGTGAAGAACTCTGCCCCTGGCTCTGTGTCAGTGATGCAAATGATTAATGAGGTAGGAAATCATGTTAAAGCAGGTAAGAACAGAAGGACCGCACTTATGGCGGAACTTAATGTGGATCACCCTGATCTACTGGACTTTTTGCACATTAAGTTGGATCTTTCCCAACTAACGAACTTCAACATTTCGGTGGCTATCACCGATAAGTTCATTGAAGCGTGTGAAAACGATGACACTTGGCAGTTTAAGTTTGGTAACCGAGATTACAAGGTTTACTCGGCAAACAGAATCTCCAGTGACGGACACAGTGAGGTCATCAACATTGTCGCACTGTCTGAAGAAGATGCTCTCGGTCGTGCAAAGCAACACCATCTTCGTGGTTGGGATGACCAGTTTGAGGATGTGCAGGAAGTTCAGTTCAAGGCTATTGATCTTTGGAACCGACTGTGGGAGAATGCGGTGAAGTCTGGCGAGCCGGGTATATTTAACCTGTCGCTGACGAACCGTTACACCAACATGTCCTACTTCCTTCGCATGAACGCCACTAACCCTTGTGGTGAGATTCCGTTGGACTCGTATGCTAACTGCTGTTTGGGCCACGTTAATCTTTCCAACATGGTGAATGAGGAAGGCGACGATCTGGATTGGAACCGACTTGCCAGAACTATTCGTACTGGCATTAGATTCCTCGATAACACGCTGACTGCAAACCACTACCCGATTGAGGAGTGTAAGATTGCAGGTGATCGTTCGCGCCGTATTGGTCTTGGCACGATGGGTCTGCACCACATGCTCATCAAGCTTGGCATCAAGTATGGCACGGACAAGTGCATCGAGTTTATCGATCGACTTTACACTACGATTCGCAACGAGTCTTACCTTGCGTCGGTATACATCGCTCGTGAGCGTGGCTCTTTCCCTGAGTTCAACGCTCGCAAGTATCTGAATGAGGAGTTCGCTAAAACTCTCCCTGCTCGCATTCGAATGCTCATCAAGGAGCATGGTATCCGTAACGCTGTAATGCTTACGGCTGCTCCTACGGGAACAATTTCGATGGTGCATAGTGCATCGACTGGCATTGAGCCGATCTTTGCTCCGATGTATAACCGCCGTTACCGTGAAGGCAACACTTGGAAGTCCACTCTCGTTCTTGATCCGCTGTTCAAGGAAGAACTGGTGAAGGGAAGTAATGGTCGCCACATTGTTGGTGCTTATGATATTACTCCTGAGCAACATATGGCAGTTCAAGCTTGTATTCAAAAGTATGTTGATAACGCGATCAGTAAGACCATCAACTTGCCTACCGATGCAAGCCACGAGGTTGTCTCTAAGATGGCCCTTAAGTATGCACCTTACCTGAAGGGTATGACGGTTTACCGAGCAGGATCGAAGGGTATGGAGCCTTTGGAAGCCCTGTCTCCAACTGATGAGAACATTGCCAAGGCTAAGGAACTTATTGCTGCGGAGCAGGCCGAAACTGAAATGGCTGTGGAAGCCTGCAAGATTGGCGGAGAGTGTGGAGCTTAATTATGGGTGATGCAATTTTAGAGACTTATAACTGCAAGAAGTGCGGAACTAAAAGCTCCGCCTTCATTGAGCGTTCTGATCAAACAGGTCTTTTCTACTACGAGAAAAGAGTTGGGGACAAGATTCATGAGGATGATGTTCCGATGCACGACGGAACGCTGGACCACTCCTACTACCCAGATTACGACGGGGACTCAACTTATTGGTATAAGTATGAGAAGGAGTGGTCTATGGATTACTTTGATACCATTGAGTGTCCCTGTTGTAAGGCAGAGACAGGTAAGAGAGTTTCAATTTACTACTTCAGTGTGGGAGAGGGTAGAAATTCTTACAAGTCTCTGAAAGAACGCGCCCGTTTTGCTCAGGAGGGTATGGATAAGAAGCAAGCAGAGAAGTTTTATAACGAATCTATTGAAGCCTCGAAGGAAAGGGTTAAAACTGGCGATCAACATTACAAGAAGGTCATGCCTAACTTTAAAGCACTTGAAGAGCGAGGTGAGGTCACACGCCTTAGTCCTGAAGCAAGAGAGAAAAAAGTTCAGAATTTGAAAAACAACAACCGTGTTCTAACCAAAGACGGTACAATCGGAAAAGCATCTAGAAGAAAGTAAACCCTGAACCTATCATAAACTATGCCCTACCACATTAGCGACAACACCAAGCGGGGTTGTCTGTATCTTCTCAAGAAGGACATCGAGTTCTTCTCTGAGATTGTTCCTCTTTTGAAGCCGGATTACTTCGACTTCCCTGCCTACAAGAATGTCTTTCTTGGGGTAAGGAATTACTACGACAAGTATCGCAAGCTTCCTTCGGACTCAGTCCTACCGGACTTTATTAATGCTAGCGTCTCTGGCGCTGCTGATACTGGTATCGACTATGAGAACGCGATTGCCGAGATCAACACGATTGATAAGTCGTGCTTGGGTGATCGAGAGTTCCTCTTAGACACCGTAGAAGAGTTCGCCCGTCAAAGGGCGATGGATCAGGCTGTTCGCCGTGCGATGGTAATTCTCAACGAAGAGGGTGAAATTGCTGAGGTTGAAGAGCTTGTGAAGAACGCCTTGCTCGTAAACCGCAATGTAGATGTTGGCCAGGACTACTTCGAAGAGGTCAACGCTCGCCTATACCGATCCTACCAGGACAATAAGGAGCGAAAAATTTCTACCGTGTTTGCGACACATGATAGAAACCTTGAAGGTGGATTGGCAGCTAAAGAGCTTGCTATGGTTGTCGCACCTCCCGGTGTTGGCAAGTCATTGTATCTCGTCAACCAAGGTGCCAACGCGATCTACGATGGTAAGAACGTGCTATACGTCTCTCTAGAGATGAGCCAGGATAAGATCGCAGGCAGGTTCGACTCTGTTCTTACTGAGATCCGTAATGCTGATCTGAAGAAGCCTCAAGCACAACTGAAGCTTAAGGACCGTCTGAACGAGGTTAAGGTTAAGACGAATGGTAGGTTGATTATTAAGGAGTTCCCAACGGGTGCCTCTAACGTGAACCAGCTTCGAGCCCTCCTGGTGCAACTGCGGCTTCACAAGGACTTTGTACCTGATCTCATCATTGTAGATTATCTGGAGCTACTACGTCCAAACCGTATGATTGACTCTGAGTATCAGGCTCAACAGCGTATCGCAGAGGAGCTTCGAGGTCTGGGTGTAGAGAATAACTGTCTGATCTGGACGGCCTCTCAAACCAACCGACAGGCACGTAAGGTCAACATCATCACAGACGCCGAGCTTGGAGACTCGTATGGAAAGATTCGCCCTGCTGACTGGGTTATCTCCTTGAATCAGAACCAGGAGGAGTATGATGAGGGTGCCATGCGCGTCTTTGTTATTAAGGCTCGTGATTCTAAGCAGCACTACCTAATTAATATCGGGGTGGACTACACCACTCTTCAAATGCGGGAACCGTCTCATGAAGAACAACAAGCCGAGTGATTTCCCTTTTATTAGGGACAAGAAGCATGTCTACAATAAACTTATCGACAAGGAGATCGGTGAGGTAAATTTAGGGTGGGCCGTCTTTACTTTTGAGCTTCATTCTGAGCTTCAGCAGGACGATCAAAAGGTCGATGGCTGCTGTCTTTGGGACGAGCGTAAGATTAAATTGGAAATGTCTCTTGATGATATTGACGCAAGGGAGACTATAATCCATGAGATCTATCACTGTATGCTCGAAGGAGCAGGTTTGGACGAAAAGAACTTCGATTCGCAAAGGATGTTCTTGACGAACGAGCAACTGGTGGTATCATTATCTAAGCAGACGATGACTCTGCATCACCTCAACCCTAAACTATTCGCAACGATTTATGCTTGATCCAGAGAACATTACACTAGAAGTTTACGAGACCATTGTTAAGGACATGGGTCAGGTTGCCCGTGATCCAAACGAGGTCGCTAATCAACTTCGTGAAATTTCCTCTCTTTATGGCTATTATTATGGTATCATGATTAAGGCCAAGAGGTTCTTAGACAATTCCGAAGATGCCTTGGAGAATTACAAGGCTTCTGCTCGGACTGAG